TAACCCCCGGGGGCTTTGCCCCCTTTTAAAAATATTTTTAAAAAAAAATTAGTAAAAAAGTTTTTTTTATTAAAAATTAGTTTATCTTTGTGTAACAAAACAAAAAAGTCATGACAACTTCAAAACAAACTTTAGAAAATCGCATCAAAGAAATAAACAAAGAAATTTGCAGAGTAGATGTAAACCAGATAAAAAGTTTGCTTAAAGAAAAGGCCATGATTGAAAAAAAATTAGGATATACTCTTGACCCGCTTTGGAGATAATAAATTAAATTAACCCCCGGGGGCCTTGCCCCCTTTTTAAAATCAACAGCCATGAACAGAAAACAACAAAGCAGTAATGATATTAACCACATATTTGAGCGTGGTGATATTATTTCAAGTTCATCAAAAAAAGATGTGCGTCTTATATTAAATGCAAAAAATAGAGAATATTATTTTATGCATTTAAAATCACAATCTGTAAAAGATATTTTTGGCAATATATTTAATATTGAAAAAGGTCACGAAGCCAGCCAGCCAGCTGATATTGTAGAAAAACATTTTTATTTAGTTGAACTTTAACAATTAACCCACGGGGGCTTTGCCCCCTTTTTAAAATCAACAGCCATGAACAGAAAACAATCAGATGATTTGACTCCAATGCAATCGCACATTTTTATTGCGATAATTGTAATCCTTTTATTAATCGGGCATAATTTTTAATTATGGAATCCAAAATACAAGCAAACATTAAAGCCCGTTTTGAGCGGGCGGGGTGGATAGTAGTAAAGCTAATCCAAACCAACTGCAACGGCATCCCGGATCTCATGTGCCTGAAGAATGGGCAAACGGTATTTGTCGAGGTCAAGCAGCTGGGAAGGGAGCCAACCGACCTGCAAAGGTTCAGACATACCCAGCTCATTCAAAGCGGATTTCAGGTCTTTACATTAACAAGCGAAAAAGATTTAATAATTTAAACAGATGGTTATGCTTCCAATTATTTTAATTATGTCAATCGTTATCGTCTTGCTGCTTACAATAGTAGCGTGCGAAACGTATGCAATGAGCTATCCGAATGACAAGTTTTCCAAATGGTGGAGGGCTAATATTATGGAATTTAAAAATGATGATTATGATAGATATTAAAACAAAAACCTTTAACGGTATCGAACTAACAAGAATGGAATTTGAAGTATTAAGCTACTTCATTAAAAATCCCAATGTAGTTTTAACAAGGGAGAAAATAGTTGCAAATATTTGGGGCAAAGAAAAGACAAATTTAAGGGTTTTTGATGTGCAGCTTTGCAGCCTTAGAAAAAAAATACCTAATTTATCAATCAAAAACAGGAGCGGATTTGGATTCATTTACAACCCATGATTTATTTAGGTTTCATATTCTTTTGCTTTTTAGCGTGCCTTTCCTATATGTGGGGGAAGCATATAGAGTGGATGGATAAAAAGCACCCTGAACATAAAGATTTTTTAAACGATAAAAACAAAAACAAACAATGACTATTCAGCAGGCTGTAAAAGCGATTGAATCACACCTTGATGCGTATATTGATGAAGTACCTGAAAAGCTACTAAAAAAGATTCACGATATTATTTTAAGCGCAAAAAGGGTAGTGGAAAAAGAAATTATCTTTCAGGATTATAAAAACGAAAAGCCCGACCTGCAAAAGGAATGGGAGTCGATATGCGAAAAGCATGGCATCGACCCAATTAAATCAAAGAAAGGTCGGCAATTGGAGAAGGTAATTGCCAAAACGCATTTCATACGGCATATATTTTTATCGTACAAATATGTAATGGTTGCGGACTTAGCGAGGTTTTTAAACCTCGGGCATACGACTATTATTTACGCAAGGGATAAAAGCAAAATCCCCTGCATTTACCCGCCGTTTGGTAGAAAAGGTAAGCGGCAATTTACAGAGGCGCATAGTATTAAATATATTTAATCAAATGACTAAAGAAGAATACATACAAAAAATAAATAAAAATCCGCAGTCTATTATTTATGATTATTACAAGGCTAAAAATAAACGCCTCCCAATGTTATCTTATAATGAGTTCATGACATTTGCTCAATTAGGACTTGATATGAATAGGGCTTTTAATATTGCTAAAAAATATTACGAAGATATTTTTAACGTAGTTTATTTATTTGATTCAAAAAATAATCTTATAGCAATAATTTAGTCCTTTATTATTTTCTGTATCTTTTTTAGGGCTATATTTATCGTATTGTAGGCGTTTTTCTTTGCTTTTATGTGGTCTTCCTGTTCTTCATCATAGGTATTTGTTGATGCTTCCTCAAGTGTTGTAATAACAGTTAGTGCCGTTTCTATTACTATGCAAAGATCGTAGTTATCATTCACGGATGCTATTTCAGTAATCATAATATTTTACCTTGATGAATGCGATAATTACGAACGTGAAAGTCTTTGCCATTATCTGATAATTCAATGAATGCAAAGCCATGCGACCATTTATTTATCGGCAAATATGCAGGGTTCAATTCACAAAGGCATCCTAAACTCCACGTTGTAATGATATCACCGTTCATATTGCTTTCAGTGTGTTCTGAAACGCTATGATTGTGACCCTGCATTGCGCTTACCTTTCCTCTTAAAAACAATCCCCTTGCGACGTTTACAGGACTGAAAATAGACTGCCCGAATTCGTGCCCGTGAACGATATTTAAGTCATTCGCCTTTATTATGCGTTTGTCGCCTATTAAATCAATACCCCTATCATGTAACCCTAAAAGATGCTTCAATTCGAACTGATGCACCCCTAATAGCTCAGGCGCTTTCTGCATTAAATAGTGCTCATACCGTTCCTCATGATTGCCTATCTTGTAGTAAATTTTCGCATTAAAATTGCTAAGTATATCCAAAAACTCCCGTGCCGCTTGCAACTCATGAGCAACTGACCTTTTACGGGGGTCTTTCATGAAACGGCTCAACCCATAAAAATCTATAAAATCACCGTTTAGTAATATCGCATCGGGTTTTTCAATAGCGATTTTATCAAAGGTGGCAGACAAAGCAGTAATAGAATGGTAAGGAATGTGCACATCGGAAAGGACTACTATTTTTTTGGCTTTAATAATAAAAGGCTCATAAATCGTTTCCTCTGATTCTGGTAGTTTCCAAGGATTGCGTGTGCGTTCTTCACTCATAAATAGGCTTTTATCTTTTACCTTTTTTATATTTATTTTGCCCTTTTTCCCTTCGTTATATCTTAGGCAACCCCTTGCATCGTCAACCGTTTTGTATAATTCATTATTATCATTATATAATATCCGTGCAAGTGTAAGTGTTGGCATTTCCATGCCATATTTGAGCCTGTATTCCCTTGCAATATTTAATCTAATTGACTGGCTCATAGTAAAAATTAAGCTGAAAGAAGATTGATAAAAGTCTTAAATTTAGCTTGTCTATCAGCGAGTCCGTTAATGCCTCCGTTTATTCGCTTTGTTAATAAAGTAACTGATTCTGGAGTTTTATTATCGCAAAGTTGCCAAAGTTTATTTTTATCAAAAAACCATAAAGCAGAATCGAGCGGGTATTTTGTAGCTACTAAATCAGGATTTGCAATGCAATCTTCTTCAATGTAATCGCTAAAATTACGGTAATTATTTTTACCTGTTAGTTGGATATATCCTCTACCACGAAATCTAAACCCGTCGCCTGTTAATTCATTACCATTGCCCATCCTATTAGCATAAACCAAATTAGCTATCTTTTCGGGCTGCATAGCATATTGGTCTGCTATTTGTTGAGTCGGGAAAAACCTGCTAAAAGTTCGCATCAACCCTTGTGATGAATATCTAAGGTTTTCCCTTACTGCAATAAAGTTATTGCTTTCATGTGCTATCTGAGCCATGAAATGAGCAAGCCTAATTGAAGAAGTAATATTTGTAATGTTTTTGCTATTTATCAAAAATTGGTAAGGTGCAACTGGTATTTTATTATCCAGTTTTTTTGTAAATAAAAAATTATTCATAACTTATAAAAACTACGCCCAATAATAATAGCCAAAAGCAATAAGACTATCCACATCCAGCCTATTTGCCTTTTGTAACCTTTAAGCCTAACCTCTAAATTATCCGCTTTTATTTGGCTCTCCATAGCGGTTTTGGTTAGCGTTTGGATGGAATCCCTTAGAACTTGCACCTGCGCCGTATTCTCAACGGTGCGGGTTATTACCTTCGTTTCAGTCTTTGCCGGGATGGTTTTTATTATTTCGTTTATTTTGACTTTTGTAATGGTATCGCAACCGATTGATAAAACGCTGTCGAGCTGTTTCCATAATAGAAATAACTCATTTTCATAATTTTTGAGTGCAGCGGAATCCATTACAATAATACTATCAATGCTTTCCTTTACGGGATACCTTTCAGCGCACTCCTTAGCCGCCGCCTCCGGTAGCTTATTCATCAACCTGTCGAGCTTTTTAGGGGTAGCGCATGATGCGAAAAGGCACAATATCAATATGTATTTATTCAGCATCACTACCTTTTTTATCCCCTTTTGTAGCTCCGAAATAAAAGCCCACCACACCTGCAAGCGCACCGCCGAAAATGAAGCCGCCCGCCGTTAATACAAGGTCATGATTTTGCTCCGGTATGGGTCGCACCTGCAATAAATACAATAAAAGAAAACTACCTATTACGATAATAATTGCGAGGATATTGCGGATATCCGTTTTAGTTATCCTTTTTAACCATTCTGGCATATACTTTGTTTTTAAATTCTTTAATATTTTTAATTGCTCCAGGGAGGTTTTTAATAGTTGCAATTACGTTGTAACCAATTGCAATATAAATTAGCATATCGTGTTTTGTAACCATTGCAAACAAACCCAAAACCCACACGCTCAAAAATTCAAATTTTGCATTCATTTTTATAATTCTTCAATTTTAGGAAACCAACCATTCTCTTCCATTTGTTGTCTTGTATAAATAGTAACCCCGCCCGGTACTATATACCTAAATTCGAAACTTTGCTGCGATTCAATGAATCCGGATAAAGCATCTTTTTCAGCTTGCGATAATTCAGGAAACAAAGCAATAAGATTAGTCAGATTGTTTTCAGGATGCACGATAATATTGTAATCCAATTCTACCTCCAAAGCCGTATTAACAAATTCTGTATAAGTCGGGTCTTGAGTAGGATGCTTAACCCATCCAAAAAGATAGGTTGTTACATCATTCTGGTTACGGATTGCAGGGGGTCTGCTTATTGCCCATAGTTCATAAGAGATAGCTTCTGCTCTCTGTTCGCTTGTTAGTGCTGCTTGTGGTAAAACTTTAATGTAATTTTGTGCGCTCATGGATAATGAGAAAATAATAATTAATAAAGTAAATATGTATTTAATAGATCCCATAATAAGAATTTATGTTTGTTTCTATTCCGGTGCGGCTGGAAGAATTATCAGATGCGTAAATTATATTTTCTGAAATATAACCACCATAATAACCAGCTGTTGAAGTTCTTGTTATAGCCCCTATTGTAAATGTATTTAAAGTCAAAGTGCCGACATTTACATCTTCATCATTTAATCTATTTGTGCCATTAGTAAATATATCTAATATAGTCCCTGTAGTTATTATAGTAAATATATAACTTGTATTTGCTGTATATGTATTTGAAGAACTATTTAATGGCTTTTGAACATTTGCATCATCTCGTATATTAAATGTAAATCTCGCAGAGCTATTTAATTGAGTAAAAAGAAATGGCGTTGCATTTGTAGTCCTTCCAAAACATGAAATATTCCCAACTGTATTTGTATTTGTTTTATTTATTACAGCATAATTGCTAACTGGTTTATCAGCTCCTGTAAAATCATTGCTAACATTATCAGCCCTTAAATTATCATTACTACCATCAAAAAATATAGACGGCTCACCTGCAATTCTTTCTACCGTACCTGCATTTATTATTCTCGGCTGATTCGCTGCCGTTGTTTGTGTTGCATTTCTTGCATTTGTAGATTGATCGTACCACGTAGTAACAAAGCCACTATTCGCCCCGACAAAAGTCTTAAGGGATGCAGTATCTAAATCATTACCCACAAATCCAATATCCTGCTCCGTATTATCATTCGACCGCCTTACCCTTATTGCGCTGCCTGTATATGCTGTTCTAAGTTTACGTAAAGAATAAGCAGCCGCCGCACCTGAATATTGATCTAATAAAAGATTAGCAGATGCAAACGGCACATAATTAGCGTGCGCCTTTATAATCATTTGCGCATCTGCACCTAATCCACAAAAAAGTAATATTACAAAAGTAAATCTCATATTCTCTTTTTATACCCTAATAAGGTCAAAGTAAAATAAGTTGGCTTTGTTGCCACCGCTGATGTCCTAACAAATACCCATACATTTGGCGGAATCTTATTATCGGTGAATGATGTTACATTTGTCGCACCTATCGTACCTATTACTGATGTGCCGCCACTCACCAAAATAGTTGCACCCGCTGTAATATTTAAACTATCGTTCCAATATACTTCTGTTGTAATACTTGGCGAAGTACCTAACACCCCTGCCCTCATTTGAGTAATTATCAAAGTATCGCTCCCTGCATTGTAAAAGCTACCATAAACCGCCGATGTGCTGAATGCAGCCGTATCGCCTGCCGCCCCGCTACCCGCACCAAAGACCGCCAAAGGAACGGTGTCAAATTGCAGGATACTTTCAACGGTCTTATTTTCCCAATACCCCAGCGAAGAATTGTATCTTATAATATCATTATTTGCTTCATTTGTAATTCGTACATTATGCAATTCATCTAATTCTACTCCGTTTTGAGGCTTTACATAAATTAAACCATTACCAGCATTTGCACGCTCCACGACGCCCACAAAAACGCTATGTTTTGGTGCCTGTGGCTTATTCTTTGTAAACCCACCCGCCACGCTATCGAGCCATAATATATCGCCCGGATTATATGCACTTAAATTAATCCCGCTAACCTGCCCCTGTGTTGTAATCCATCCCGCCTGACCCGCTGCAATATTCGCCCTAACTATTCCTAAAGTCTTAGAGCTAAATGTGTCGCTTGTATTCTTTGCTAACTTTACTGATGCCCTATCGCCACTTGCCCCAAAAATATAAACTACCTGACCCTTTGTAATTGTAACTGCTTCGGCATTTGTTACGTACGCTTTTACTACGGTTGCAGTGTCGTAATTTCCTATCGGTTGATAGGTAGCCGCCGCCACACTTGAGCGAAGGTAAGGGCTTAGCATTGCCGCCGTATCGGTATATTTTACACGCTCATTAATCCGATTGCTTAATGAAGTTGTATCGCTTGAGATGGTGCCTAAGTCAATTACTCCATTGTTTGCCGTATTGTAAGTAGTTCCGTTTACTTTTACACGTTGAGTTAATGTGCCTGATGAATCGGGTAAATATATAAGTCTGCCATCTGTCGTATAAGGCGCTGAAATATTAGCGGAAATATTATTTTCTGAATTTCCAATATCTAAATAATTTTTAGCATAAATTCCACCGTCTTCAAATAATGCGGATGATAGTATTCCATTAACGGTATCTTCCCAAACACGTAATATACCTGAACCATAAATATTAATATTATCCGTTGTAATTTTCCCGGCTTGTGTAACTTGCTGCAAAGTTGGAATTGCGCCGCCGTCGCCAACTTTTCGCCATTGGCTGCCAGTCCAAATATACATCGAGCTGTCTGCAAGGTTGTAACGAATGCCACCAGTATCCCTCCCCGTTGTGGCTGTAACTTTCGGGATATTTAAATTAGTATTAAACTTCCCCCCGCTCCATTGATACCAGTTGTTAAATATAGTGTAAAGCTTCCCATCAACGGTTTGCCCTTTGCCTGTAAAGGATAGCAAAACCAATAATACACTAAATATAAATTTGCACATTCTCTCCGTCATTAACGCCGCCATGGATTGTAATTGTTTTAGTTCCTGAATTAAATGAAATATAACGCCTATCGCTCCTTACTTGATATGTCAAAATTAACCCATCTATAAATACCAAAGGCGGGACAACAAGGCTATTATTTGTAAAGTCGGTATCGTCTTGCTCCATCGGCTCGCCAGCACCAACTATGAAATCAATTATTTTACTCATTCGACTTGGGTTTATAAATATCGTATCGTTCTCAGGTAGCTCATAGTTACTCGGTAAATCGCAAACATCATAAAGAAATGGCACTTCTAAATCAATACTGAACGTAACGCCCGCCACAATGTCCTCAAATTTATCCTCAAAAAATTCAAAGGTTGTAGATCGGGTAAACCGCCACGGCTGTTTCTCCCATCCTATTTGCCCTAACAAATCATTCGCCACCTGCTCCATGTCGCTTTGCACCTCCAGCTCCGTTGTATGAAGCACAATATCCGCAACCGTTACAAGCACCGTGTGAGTCTTTATTTTACCCTCCGTTGTGCTATTACCCATTGTCATGAACACCGCCGGGTAGGTAACATCCTTCACCTCGTTATGCAGGAAGTAGTCAGCATTTACGACCTTTGCCGTCCTTACCTGCCGGTGGTCGGTTGCTATCTTTTTTAGTTGTATTGCTATTTGGTTTCTGGTCATGCTTTGCGAAATAATCTTTTAATTTTTTAATAGTCTTTTTACTATACATTTTTAAACGGTTTTTGGCAATCTTCGCAATTCTTAAATTCATCATAAGGCATCCCCAAATAAATACCGGGAAAGTATGCGTCACGTTTTGGAACTACCGTATCGGCACGGCTTCCCGGATTGATATATAAAGGAAACTTTGCGTTATTGCTTTCCTCAACTAAATACTTTACAAGCCTTTGACCGTAATATTCCGCACGGCTTTTAAACTTATTTTTTAAGTCAATAAGTTCGCTCATGCTTACATTTTCGCTGCCTTCATTCGTCTTTTTAAGTACGCCCTTATTCCAGTATTGATGGGTAAGTGTATCGGTAAGTTCCGCCACCACGTAATAAATAAGGCAGTCCCTCACATAGCTTTTTAGCAGGGCAATTTCGTCGACTGTTAGATTATTGCCTTCGATACCAACCTGCAAGCGTTCGTAAAGTCCTGAGCCTAATAAGGGCAAAATATACATATCCTGACAAACCTTTATTTCGGGCACAATCATTTTGCTATCAATATTGGAATGGATTTGCGTCCGCTCATAAATATTTTCAGGGCTTATGAATAAAGTATCTCTCATTTTTTATTTTTTACGAATAACGAAATTTTGCACCCAGCGATGACGGCATGATGGGGAGTGTTGCCCATCCGGCTTAGTCCACCAACCGCCACGCCTATCCCATACGCTGTAACCTAATCTCATGCTCATTGTTTCAATATCGGCACGTGAAAAGAATTTTTTTAACCCCAAAAGTCTACGGCAAAAATCACGGTTGCGGCTGTCTTCGGGACCTTCATAACTATACATTATCTTTTGCTCATAGGTGCGGGGCTTTTTATTGGTAAGCTCGCTCAAAGGCTCTGGCATAGTGCGCTCAATGATTTCATCAACGCCTATCTTTTTAACGGCTGCAACTATCAACCCACCTTCTGCAAGGCTCTTAATAATATCCGCAACTTCATCAACAGGCATTTTCAAAGCCTTTGCAATCACTTCCGGAGTAATCCTTTTATCCTTTTTTATAAGGTCTAAAATATTAACCTCCTTTTGTGTAAGCTCTTCCTGAAAATTGAAACGGGGGCGGGATGCAATTACATTAAAATTATCTTTGCTCTCTCCATGCGCCGCAAATTCAGCTAACAAAAGTTCATCATTATCCTGAGCGTTAAACTCCATATCGTTATCAATAGATAGCATCACATTAATTTCATCATCGGATAAACCTAATGAAGATTTAAGCAATAACTTAGCCTGCTCTTTATTGATACGACCTTTTTCAAAATTGCGGATAATACGATTAACGCCCTGCCATTGCCTTCCGGTAAGATTTTTCAGATTCTCATTAACAGTTGCGGACGGTTGCGCTGCTACCGGCTGCCCAGCGGGTTGCACGGCTTCCGGATACTTTGTCAAATCAATACCCAGCTTTTCCAGTATCCACGCCTTCGGAGCAAATTCTTTTATCGTATTTTCACTAAATTCAAAGGCAATCGGTTCAATCGGAGCAATCACCATTTCGCCCTGCATCCCAAACAAATCGCTAATCTCAGTAAACAAGGCTTCGAGCGCCCTCTGTTTGTCATTGATATAAGTATTTTTAAAGATTTCATAAGCATCCCGCATTTCAGTACGCCCGCCTAATTGCCCTTCGCTTTTAATACCAAACAAAATTGGGCTTGTAATTTGATGCCCGACAAATATCTGCTGCTCCGTTGTCTTATTCAGAATATCGAAATGCTTGTCAAGGTCGGTATTGGATAAATCTAAAACGGTCGGCGCTTTTGCAGGGTCATCACTAAACGACAAAACAATACCGCCCGCATTTTCGCTTCCTGTAAATTTCTTTTTGAATTTAGTCTCAACAACTTGCTGCTCTTCGGGCGAAGGTTTGCCCTCATTGAAGTTAATCAACTTGCTGCTAAACATACCATTTTTGATAGTGCTTAAATGGTACTTAGAAAGTTCTATATCAATTTCAATCCAGTTGAGTGCGCCAATATAACCCGGATAGGAATAAGACTCTAATCCCGGTCTATATTCCTTATAAAATAATATCTGCTTACCCTCTTTCACCGCAGGGTTGTAAGCCGCCACAACCTCCGGCTGCACCCTTACCGATTGCGTCCAATCTTTAATGTAATATTGCGTATTGTCCTTATTTGTACGCACTTTGTGGTAAGGAATATGATAAACTGCGCCAACATTGCCCAGAGCGTTATAATGAAGCTCAAGATACACACCACCAAAAATTTCAATATCCGTTGAAACCTTTTTGAGTAAATCATTTATCGTTTCATTCTTATTAGGCACCAACTCCTGCTGGCTATTGTCTTTATACGATATGCCATTGCCAATTATGTAATTAACCTTACCCAAAACAATCCCGTTGTGCTTACTGCTTTTGTTCAATTTCTCCAAAAGCATATTAGGGTAAAGATTATCTTCACCAAATTGCACATACCCTTTGCCGGGAAGCTCAACCATTTCAGGCAGCTTTACATCTGCGAATTTTATGAAACTTATATTAGGATGCATCGTACATTTTAAATTTAACGTCTTGTGAATATTGCGTGTAACTTATGTTTGTATTGTCATCTAAAAACATCAATCCGCTTTCTAATAACCCTAATCCCGCCGGGTTTACATTCGTGGAGCTTGTTTGCTCATAAATATCGTAACGCCACCACCCTTCTTTGTAATTCCCGAAATGAGTATTTACCGGAATGGTAAATTCATTCCACCTTTCTTTATTCGTCGATACATCAAGTAAATAACCTTTGATAAAAGTAACAATATCATTCGTTCCCCTGTTCGTAAAAACAAATAAATAATAAGGGCTTTCAATAGTCTGCTTTTCTTTGAGAGTGCAGATAATTGTCGCCGTAGTTCCTTTTACAAATTTAAACATATCTATTTATAAATACCGATAAACAAAAACCCCGCCCAAAAGAATAAGGGCAGGGCACACAATTAAACCAAACAAACAAAACTTAAACTATCCAGCAGTCTGCAAAGCATTTGCAACAGAGCTATTAACCTCAACCATTGGTTCGGGTTCACTACCTGCAAAAGTCAAATCGAATCCGCTACGGTCTCCGAATGCAGTTCCAGTGCCCATAGTTCCGGTTGTCAAGTCAATACCGTTTTGCCTTCCAACTAACCAATATTTTCCATTGTTATCTTTAGCAACGGCAATAAGAGTGTTTTGAGCTAACAATTTGATTTCATTGCGGACTGCAACAACCAATTTATTAACGACAACTTTAACCTCTGAAGCGTAAAATACCGTTCCGTTTTGTACGTTTCCGGTCAAAGTTTCAGTAAGTGAACCAGTTTCTTTTGGTAATTCATATTTCCAAAATCTTTTTCCGGCTGCTTTTGTAATTCCTGTTACAACCCCGCTGGCGTCAACAATAGAAGTTACATTACCTTTCTCGATAAAATAAACCTCTACTATACCGCCCGAAGAGTCTTTACAATCTAATGTATAACCTGATGTAAGTGCGCAAGGCATTGTTAAAAATTTTTATAAGTGAAAAGGGAGGTTGTTACGCCTCCCTTATAAATTAGGCTTCGAACTTCACAATTTCATCAACAAAGGCGAACTGAACACCAATCTTCATGCGAGCGGTGAATTTGATGTTTTCATCATCTTCGCTCCAGCGAATCCAGAATTTATTTTCTTCGTCAAGTAAGTCAGTACCTAAGAAGATATTGCTCATTCTGAAAGCGTAGATACAAGCATCAGCATCAGCGCTATCTAAACCGTGTACAGGGATTACTTTGTAGTTAGTACCCGGTACGGTGAACACCGCAGCGTTATCATCCCATTTTGCGTCAGGAGCATAGTGGAACAAATTTTGGTCTACATATGCCTGAATCAAATATGAGAATGTAGTCCATCCGCAGAAGATGCGAACATCATCTTTACCTTGTACTTTAGCGGGTAACGCTTTAATAACCGCTAAGACAGCGTTCTTTGCGATTGCAGCACTATTGATAGTAGTTGCAGGAGTACCGTAGAATCCGGTTGTATTTGCATTTGCAACTGAACCACCAGCGGCAGTGATTAAGGTTTTGATACCATCAAACTTATTCAAAAGTCCGTTAGTGCCTGCGCTTCCTGTTGCGTTAGCAGTCCACAAAGCAACCTCAAGAGCTTCTGCAATTTTCTTTGCTTTTTGGTCTGAGTAGTCAGCAGCGAAAGCAGCAGTAGTGTATTCTCCCCCCGCCTTTAAAGATTCTTGGAGGTAGTAGGGTTCTAAGTCCTTATCGCAAAGGATTTCATTTACTTTCACTTTACCAACGGTCAAAGTACGTTGAGTAAAGGTAGTAGTTCCAGAAGCATTAAATCCGCAAGCGCTATCATCCTGAAAAAACACATCGGTATCCATACGACCGATTGCTTCAGAAGATTTAACACCTACGCGAACATTACCCATTTTCAGGATTTCTTGCTGTGTTCTGGCTTCGAAAACTGAGTTCTTAACCAGCAAGTCTACGTTTTGCTTAGTATATGCGGCTAAGCCCGTTACATTGTATGCCATTTTTACTTATTGTTTAAAAAGGTTAATAATACTATTTAATTTTTCTTCTTTGTTTTCAATCTGCTTACCAAATTTGAAACCGCTTTTTACAGGCTCGCTGGGTTCAGTTGTAGGCTCTTTTACAAGCTTCTCAACTAACTCAAACAGCCCTTTAATAGCTTCTTCGGATTTAGCGAAAGCAGCTTTTAAATTCACGTTTTCAGTTTCTAATGCTGAAAATTTAGCATCGTAAGCGGCAAATTTTTCATCGTACTTTTTGCCCATATCCTCAGCTTCGGCAGGTGCTTCGGCTTCGGGAGCGGCAGCGGGTTTGATTTCGCTAATTACACCACCCTCACCGAGTACGATTATCGTACCGTCTGCAAGCTCATGCTCACCAGCGGGAGCGGGTGCAGTAGTTTCCTTTTCAACAGAAACCACACCTCCAACCTCTAATTTGTCGATGTAAACTTCCGTTCCATCTTTCAGCATATATCCGCTAAATTCTTTCTTTTCGGGAGCAGGCTCAACCGCAGGGGCAGCAGGCATTTGCTCTTCAAATACCAGCGCTTTAACTTTTTGTAATAATTCGATCGGATTCATATCCAATATATACCGATACCGTAAAAAATAGGACTTTTCCCAATGAAAAAGCATAAAAAAACCCCCGTAAAAACGGAGGTCGGTATTGCAACAAACAAACTCAATTTATTAGGCGATTGAACAAATCAAACCTTTTTTGATTGATTGCCTCAAAGTTATAATTTTTAGCGCAATATTCAAAAAGCATTTTGCCTTTTTCTTTCCTCAAATCTTCGTCTTCAACAAGGGTACGGATATTCTCATTCCAGTTTTCATAATAGACAATATCTTCGGGAAATCCCAAATAAGGATTGACCTTTGAAACAATGACCGGGATGCCTTTGCCCGCCGCTTCAAGTATCTTCAAATTACTTTTGTAGCCATTAAACTGCGTTTTGCGGAGTGGGATTAACTTAATATCGCTTTCTAAATACATTTGGTAGTATTCGAACACCGGAAGCCCCCGATACGCCATGTTTGGCAGCAAAGCATCCGCCGTAAAGTGCGCCGCCATCCTTTTCCAATAATATTCCTCTGTTGGATTGCTATCTGAATAGCCGCCCAAAACCATTTTGATTTTATCCTTTAAATCACTATTCAAAACCTTTTTCATTACAGGCTTTAGTATCTTCAAATCGTTTTCATGCGATATGCCGCCCGCCCAAAATAGCCTAACCGCCTCCGATGGGTTGCGCTCATTGGTAAATTGGTTTTCACCGTACGGAATAGCATTCGGTAAAATTTCCACGTTTTTGTTATGGTAATAAACCTTTTCCGCTAACCGCTCATGAGTACAGGTAACTAAATCCGCTTCCTTTAAATGCCTTACTATTTTTACATCAACATTATGCTTGTTATAAGTATCAAAATCCAAATGGTAATTATCCAAAATCCAAAAGTCATCAACATCAACTACCAATTTAAAACCGTGCTTTTTGCGGAGCTCAAAAATATCATCCTTTGCCCAAATCCTGTTTATGTTTACAATGTCGTAATCAAACTCTTCCGGTATGGTATCGGTAATTCGTGCCTTTTCCTTTTTCATCATTGATACCGGAAGCATCAAACGATGGTAACCGCAACCGCTGAAGGATTGCGTTAATACTAAAATTTTCATTTGTTTGGTTTAATTGTGATTAAATATTTTGCAGTAAATTTTTTAATTCTTCGATTACTAATTTTGCCGCCGCTTCCTCTGACATTTTCATCGACATTTTAACGGGAAGCATATCGAACATACCCTCCACGCTAAATCCTTTGAACGTGCCGTCTTTCACCTTTGCCCACGCATCATCTGAATTAACCTTCGCACCTAAAAACCACGTCCCATCCGGGAGGTCTTCGAATTGTTTCATTTTCGGAATGCCTTTGCTTTCATCTGCTATCCACGATTGAAAGAAAACCATATCCACGGGTTTGTTAGGATTGTGCATCTCATTGCCGTTATTCTGGAAGCCCTTTTTAAAAAACTTTTCAGCAATGATGCGAATCGTTCCCTTTGTGAAAAACACCTCGTATTCCGTTCCATCTTCATCACGTCTAAAAATCCTTTTATCCGGTATCATTGCGGGACCTACCACAATGCGCTCCTCTTCATTGATAACTGCAAAGGCTTGCATCTTTTCCCTATCTATTTGCTCCAGTTTCCTTTGTGCCCATTCAATACCCGCATCACCGCCCCACGCTAACCACATAAGCCGCCCACAACCGTCGCCCAACTCTTTATCTGAATTTTGCCTATGCCTCTCAAATGCCGCCATTCGTGCGATAGTATCGCGGCTTATGGCTTCGCCTTTTGCTAATTGGTTCGCCCTTTGTTTACCGACCGCCGTTCCGCAATCGCCCCATCCGTTCTCTTCAGCCCATCTTAAAGCTATCTTAGCGTTATCGCTTGCAGCCTTTGGGTAATCCGTATAACTCTCAAATTCCTGTTCTTTGAACGCATAGAATCCAACCCCTATGGCAGGCACGTCCACTAATGCAACGGCATCGACTTCCTGAACGCTATCTACGTTCTCCGAAATATCTAACTTGTAAACCGGTAATTCTTTACTCATAATTTTATTTTTTATCCAATAGATGCGTTCCTATCTATATACGCATTTCGCTGGTCATTGTTCTGAATGTCGCTATTCAATACGTAAGCCCTTGTCGCCTGATTGCCCATCTGATTCACCGCCGCCGTATTCACCGCCGTTGCTGTAACCTGTGGGGTAAGTTGCGGAGCGAGGGGAGCGGTAGTATTAATGCCACCACCGCCACCACCTGATGGGTTAGGCACGGAAGCACCGCCGCCGCTTTTAAATTTGGCTATCGTAGTTGCTACTATTGTTGCGATTGATGCGGCGGCTCTTATTTTTGTAATTAACGATAATTTCGCGCCAAGCGCAGCGCCCGAACCCGGAACTATTGCGTTCATGGGGTGAGATGCGCCATATAACATATTTGCAGATATTTCCCTTTGCGCATCTACAATTATTTTGCCAATAGCTAAAGCTTTATCAATAGCAAAAAATATATTTGCTATTTTTTCATTGCCCTGAGCTAAAGTAGCCAAAGCATTAAGACCAGCAGACGCCGCCTCAAATTTAGCATCTTGCAAGGCTATTTCGGCATCTACTTGAGCTTTATTAAAATCAGAAGTTACATTTTTTATCCGTGCAAATTCGGAAAGTTTATTATTTATATCCGCTTCCTGTCTTGCTTTATCTTTTGCTAATTTTTCTTCTTGTAATTTTTTTACTCTTTCAGCTTCCTCTGTTTCAAATTTTACACGAATAGCAGTTAAATCCCTTTGATATTGCGTTTCTAAATCTAAAAAATTTGTAACTCCTGCGGCAATTAATGTAGCTTTATTTTTTTTAAATTCATCTAACAAAGTAGCTTCTTGCCTTTGCCTTTCAGTTAATCCCTTTAATTCTACTTCCCTTAATACTTTGTCGGCTGCTTCCCTTAATTGCCTTTCCTTTTCCTGCTGCTCCTGTAATTTACGCAACCTTTCCGCTGCCGCCCTTTTTTGCTCTTCAAGTTTTTTCTTATTAGCCTCCTGTTCTTTTTTAAGTTCCTCTTGTCTTAATTTTTCACGTTCATCTGCTTGATCTTTTATTTCCTTTTGTTCGCCAGCTCTGAAATTCTTAGTAAATGCAACACCATTTTTCAAAGCCTCAAAAGCACCTTTGAAATCGCCTTGCACCGCTTTTACTATTGCACTAATCGGAGCGGCTAAAAACTGCAATAAAGCATTACCAACGCCCATCGCTATTTGCTTAAGCCTATCCATCAAATCACCCGCCCCTTTCAATGCCGGGAACAATTCGCCTAATTTATTTTTAACGGCGTCGAAATTAGTAACTAAAAATGCAACAGCGGATGTAATTAAGCCAATCCCTGTTGCCATCATTGCACCCCTCAAAGTAGTGAACGCCGCCACCACCTGCGCCTTAATAGTACCTGCCAAAAGTTTAAAAGAATCTATCGAGCCTGCAATACCGCTTAAACCCTGCTGCAAAGCCATTGCGGATTGAACCTTCAAAAGCAATTGTTCAACCTCTTTATTTTTATCAGCAAATAATCCCATCGCACCCTGCAAAGCGGAAAAACCTGCAACCGCCCCCTGAACCGCACCGCCCAATGCTACAAACTTTTTATCTGGGTTGAATGTATCTGCAAGCGCCTTCGCATCCCCAATAGCATCTTTTAATTTAGCTACCCTTTGAGCCGCTTGAGTAGCTTCCTTTGAACTGCTGCCAAATTTCTCATTCATCGCAACAAGCTCATTCGTTGCAGCCCTCAACTGCTGCTTCATATTACCTACCGAAGAAACATCGACATCAATCTTTAAACCTACTTCCTGCTTAGCCATTATTTATAACTTTTAATAGTTCAACTTTTGTCAATTCGTTACTCGACGCATCGTAATCAATGATTTTATTAATCCGCCACAACACCCCATCAATAAATACCGGTTTGCTGAAATCAAGTTTCGCAATATCCAACTCCGTTAAATAAACATGGCAAGTAAGTATCTTACTATCTTTGTCCGCTATCTCTCCAATAAACGGACTCCAATAAGTGTTGAAAAGATTATTACCCGGGTATGTATTGGGTTCGCAATAAATCTCTTCCGCTGCCCCGAAGTTAATATCTATCGTCGGATTTGTAGGGTCGTCAAAGTGCCCGGCATAACCGTAAACGGTTAGGGCGCTGCTTATATTTACAGGGTCTTGTTTTAAGTCCGCTCCGTTATTGGTTATATACCAGCTATCAACGCCCGTAATCTTTTTAACCATTAGGATTCTGATATTGCTATCCATCTGCTCCTCTTGGTCTACTTCATTACCCTGCGACTTTTTGTAAATAGCGGAAACGACTTTATCCTCACCTGCATACTTTACAAGCACCGTAGGCGAAAAGCCGACCTCCGTAGTCTGTTTGTCTTTTGCAAACTGGAAAAAGGTATCCTGTAAATTTGAGCCATAAGGTAGGTTGTATTTCTTTTTATAACCCTCATTATAAAAATCATTGTCATCTTTGTATTTATACTCAAAGAACCTACCGTTCAACATCCCCATCGGCTTAATTTGCCAAGGTTTGTCCCTTGCAACCTTGTAAGTCCAATCAATAGGACTCGACAAATCATAGTAATCCTTGTAAGGCTCAATAATCAAATGCTTTTCCTTTAATTTATCTTCGGTAACGTAAAGGTTAAACATCTTTAAAATCCATGTGAAGAAATCCTTTTGGAGAATGTTGCGGGGGATAGAATCAGTAATAATAATATCATCGTTTAATTCTGTCGGGGCTTGTACCGGACTAACCGATCTTATGGTTAGCTCTATATTTGTATAATAAACGGTAACATACCAATGTTTTAAATTTAGCCTAATGGTATCTCCATTTTTTATACTAATTGTTTTTGTAATATTAAAATTTACGTTAGAATATTTTTGATTTGGATAATTATATCTTATTGTAGTAATAGAATTCTCAACTGAATTTTTTTCTAAACTAAATTGATATATTGCATTATTAGTTTGTGATAAATCGAATTCTGCTAATGCAGATATTTTAAAATTAATTATAATATCTGTATCGCTTCCGTTGTAAGTAAAATCAGGGTCTCCAGTTCCTGTGAAATTGTCAATTAAATTTATTATTTGAAAAATATGATTAAATGTGTTTGGTAAAATCTGATTGCTCGTAACGGTAAAATCATTCGGACTTGCAACATCAAGTAATTCATTGACTGTTTTTTCAAGTCGTTTCGTATTATTAGGTATTACCAACCTCTTAAAAAACTCACTATTGATAAATTCGCTTTCGTAAGTATATCCGCTGGGCGCAAACATTTTGTCGATATACTCTTTCACAAATAACGCCGGGCGAAAAGTCCTGTAATCGTAATTCAACTTTGCCGCAGAATATCTACCGTAATCTATCAGAGGGTAATAATATCCCTTGCCTCCAACCGCTTCGCCCGATGGGTATTCTATTGTGAAATCCTCCGATAAATCATTATTTAAATTTTTATTTACTGAAATAATATTAGTGCCGCCAGTTGTATAAGTAAAAGATTCTACTAAATAAGTATCATTATTAGTACCTGCATTGGTAATGATTATTTCGTCACCTACCTTTAAATTCAAATTATAAGTGCCATAAATAAATATATTATCGCCGGTAGTAAAAAAAGCACCTGAAACATCTTTTTTTACCCTCCCATCCCAACTCCCCGTTATTGCACCGACCGTATATTGATGATTATACTCACTGAAATTCAAATCCTGCAACTTCCCATCCCCTATCGCTGAAATAAAGCCGCCTAATTCGCCAAACAAGTTCCCTTCATATTCTATATGCCCTTTGTCCTGCATTATCCCTGTGAGCCTAAAAACGCCCTTTAAAAGCAAAAGCCCGTTTGCCCTCAACTCCGCTTTTGTAGTTTGGGCGGGGTTGAAATTAGAAAAGACATTAGCAGCACCGGGCGCATAAAGGTTATTACTCCCCAACTCACCCACAAAACCAAACAGCTTATTGTTATTTGCCGTACCCGGTAGCACTATCGTTTTGCTGAATGAAGTCTCCCGGCTGCCGTACTTATTAACATCGTCAATCGCATAACTCAACTGCATCCCTAAGTCCTGCCGTATGTCAGCCAACTGCCCCTCTAAAAAAAGTTCGTAAATCATCGGTATTGGGTATTTTGTTTGTAAACATCGATATTAACCTCCAGCGTTTCGGTCTTATTCTGCAAGCTGTTTTTTATTTCATAATTGCTATCGGTTATTTGCACGGGATGGAACAAAGCATTTGTTTTATCCCACAAATAAACAAGCGGCGAAACAATTAACTCAAATAGCCATTTGTACTCTTCGCTCCCCAAAATATCCGTTGTCAATTTCATCTTAGTAGTAAAATCCACGCCGTATGTTTTCATGCCCTCATATTTTACCTTTCCCGTTTTATCAACCATGTTAAACCCGCTCAGCTGCCATTCGCTCCGCTCAAACTTCTTCTTTTGATTATCGGTTAAAATATTGCCATTCACGAAAGTAAAGCTATCCCACGCCCCATAAGCATTTAGAAAAATCAAAGTGTAAGGCGTGTATTTTGAGCACTTAGATTTTATTTGCTTAGTTGCAAGTACCGACCCCGTCGTTTCTATTGATACCGTCGCATCGGCAGCCATGCCATTAAGACTGAAATAATGGAAAGCATCCGCTGCTGTAATCGTTCGTGTTGAGCCCAAAACTTTAATAAGCAAACTTTGCCCCGCCGTTATCCTTTTGCCGTTTATGCTTAGCACTACCGGCTCACCATTGTAGTAATAACTTTCATCTGGTCTGTTACTTAAAAACACCGTGCCGCTGCTTAGTGCCGCTCCTGCCTTATGCATCGGGTGGCGGTTGTAGGTATTGTAAACCCGGTAAGTACCTGACGCCATATTTTCAGTTGTAGTAACCCCGCAAATCTCCCCAAACCTTACATCGTATTCCGTAAACCAATAATCCGCGCCACCGTTCAATACTCCAAACGTGCCGCTGTAAGCCGTCGCCGTATCCACATCGCCAATATTATCAACCGCTACGCCCGCCCTCACAATATTACCCACATTCAACACGCCGTAATCATCCGAGCCGTACGGGCTATTCGTTATCCGGGTCTGCAAGGTCGCACCCTTGTAAATATCGTAAAGGTATTTAAACCCGATAACATTCTTATTCGTGCTATCCACAACGTGCCATACCTCTTCATTTGCGGAGGTGAACCCGGACGGTGCGCTCTTAATAGTGATTGCCATTATTTTTTCGTTTTAATCTCTTTAACCATATTCTCCAAATTAACCCTAATATCAATACCCAACGCCTGCGACATCTTTACATCGAAGTCTTTAAAGGTTTCGTTAATCGAATCAGTCCAAAAACCTGTTCTCCTTAATCCCTTCTTTTTTATCGACCGGGCTATAATCTTTGCCAGTCGCACATCTTCAGGCTGCCTGTTTTCCCTACCAACCGCACCGTACTTTTGCACATCCGCTGCCCTCGACTTTATGCCATTGCGGGCTATCCACTTTCGGATTGCCGCTACATGGCTTTGCGAAGGGTTGGCGTATCTGAATTTATAAGGCGAAGTAGTGTTAATATTATTTCGCCCTACGCCCCTAACCCCGCTATCCACAAACTTGTAATAATCATTTACGAAAACGCTTATGATAATCCCATTTGCCGTTTCAGTCGTTTCAAATCTTATCGAACTTGCAAGCCCGCCGGTATCTACTTTATCCAATCTATTCAATTCGTCCGCTACCTGTTTTTCAAATGCCGCCACGTAATCCGCTACCAATTGCAAAGCCAGCGGCATATCTTCTTTCGGAACGAACACGCCCTTTGACATACCAGTTCCGGTGAATACTCTCCCCCCTAATTTCGCTTGTGCTTGTGCTATTGTCGGCATACTTTAATAAATACCTGAAAAAGAAAACCCCTGCCTAAGAATAAGCCGGGGGATTGCTTGCCATGAAACATCAACATCATTTATAATTTCTTTTAATCTCTTCCATCATCTTCCGCTCATTCTTTTGCTTTTCTTTTATGTAAACCAAATCGCTCAAATATTGTAAAATGTTCATATCATAAGCAGCATCCAAACTAATTCGCTCCAATTCCGCTACCTGCTCGGTACTGTAAATCCATCCGTAATTAGCTGCAAAGCTGTTTGAACCTCCGCTACCTTGTCCGCTGTCGTTATCTTCCTCAATTCCTTTGTCAAATAAGGCTGCAAACCTTTTATCAATTCCACGTATAATTGACAAAAAAAAAGCGTGCAATTGTAAACCTCCACAAACTTCGCCTGTTTCAAATCATTTGCGTAATGGCTATGTAATTTCGCATCGTACTTTTCCTCAACCCATCCCCGCCACGTTTTGCGCATAGGGATAACACATGAAGCCATAAGGATGTGAAGGTTGTCGATAAAATCCTCTTTCAAAAAGTGCTTCGCCTCGATATACCGTGCGGCGGGTATTTCATGAATCTTATGAACAAACTTGTAACGCTTATTTCCGATATTGATATACTTCTTCGCCGTTTTATCAAAGTCCAATGCCTCCAAAAATTTATATTCCTTTTCCTTTTCAATCAGTTTGCTAAATTGCCAGCTGTCTATTTCATCAATGGCATAACCTTCGCAAACCGATATGATTTCAGTAAGGATATCCAGATTCGTTTTATCTGTTTGCTTTAATATTCCGTAGAGCCTCTGATATTGCCCCACCGTTAAATCATTCCATGTCATATAAAAACATATTTTACATCGTGCTTCCTTTCCATAAATTGCGCCCATGCAAGCGCCAAAGCATTCACGCAGTCATCGTGCATCCCGGTCGGAGCATTGAACCTAACCCCCGTTCGTGTGTACTCATACTCAAAGCTTTCCAGTTCCTTTGTAATAACCCCTTCCGGGAAGCCGACCTTACGTTGATGTATTGCCGATTGCAGCCCCTCCATAAGTTGCTGCTTTGAGCTTGCTGAATATTTAAACCCGAACACATTAGGTCTTTGCCTTTGCAGGTCTTCAACAATCGGGTCGCCAACGCCCGTACTATCCACTTTAATCGGCGCCTTCGGTAGTTGCGTTACTATCTGCTTCGTTATATTCCAATCCTTTTGAAAGCGCTCTAAATAGCTTACCTGCCCAAATCTGTCTAATCCAATAATCACCGTCCAGTCAAACGACTTCGCCAAATCCACGCCAAAGCAAACAGGCGGCTCACTACTCATTGGCATCGTACATTGCTTAATGAATTGGAAGCCGAAGGGGTTGGCTACGTTATCATTAAACTCCGCTAAATATTCCTGCTTAAAAGCTAATGCAGGCAAATCTTTTTCAGCGGACCATATTTCCGCAACATCAATAAAAGGATTCGTGCTTGTCGGCATCTGCCAGCTTGCCCACCCCTCTTCCCCCGTTTGCCCACGCATCCAGAGCTTATAAAAATCGTTTTTCCCTTTTGGCGTACTCATAAACCACGCCCCGCCCTTCAGGTCGGTAAGCGTCGGGCGTATCGATTGAGTCCACGCATCCCAAAGGTCTTTTACAAACGCCGCTTCATCAACAATCGCTACCTTATACTTTCTCGACCTACCAGCGTTAGGATTATCCAAACTCCAAAACTCAATAATCCCGCCCGTAACTAATTCAATAAACTGCTGATCATGTTTTCGCTTTATTACCTGTTCTAATGCGTTATAGCACTCTTTGAACGTTCCCTCCAATAATTTATACGTCGGGGCAAAATACCCTACAGGATAGCCCTCTAATGCCCCCTCAACCAAAAGATTAACGCTCAACTTCGACTTGCCCCACCGCCGACCGCAATCGAGCACGTTAAAGCGCTTAGCCTCCTGCCTTATTTTCTTCTGATTCGTGTGAAGCTCCGGAAGTCGCACTAACATATTCGACGGTTATTTTGTTATTGTTTTTGGTTTCAAGTTTTTCGATAATCCTTTGTTTCAACTTGTTGTATTCCTGAATCGCCCTAACCTTTGAACTTAAATCCGCATTTTGAGTAATGGCAAAAAGCAATTGTTTATCAACAAAATTATCATTCAGCCCGGCGGCATCCAGCTCCTCATTGATACGTGAAAGAATGTTTGAATTTGTTAACAATTTACTTGCAGCTACCTTTGCATTATTGTAATCTTTTTGGTTCGTCAAATCCAAACCATAAGCGGCGGCATAGCTTTCCACACCGCTCCCGAAAAAATCCTTACTCACATAATTTTTACAAAAAAGCAACTGCTTTTCATTTAGTTCCCTTTCCATTATCAAATACTGTTTTTGCTTCTTTACTAAATATATTCCTCAACTTTTCTTCTTTCCAATACGAATTGCAAACGGCGTATCGTTGCTCAGGATCGTACTGCTGCATTTCACTATCCCCCATGCATCGTTGTAAATAATCGTCTTTCGTTTCGTTTTTATTCGGTAGTGGCATTATAATCCAAATTTAATGATTAATCTACGAATGGCATCATAATAGCAGGCTTTGCACCACCTATTAGGAAGCCAGTTAATATCAATCTCTTCTTTATAAATACGCTCAACCTCGTTTTTACATTCCATTGACAAATCCCTTAGAAATCCTGAACGGACGGTCATCCACTCATGCTCATATTTTACAAAAGTTTGTTTATTGCTCATACATTTACAACTTTTTCACGTTCTACAAATAGGGTTGAGCAGGTATGATTCGGAGCCTGAACAAGCCTGAAATTGATTCCTAAACCTTGTGCAATAGTTGCAAGGCACGAATAACCCCCCGTGAACATAGCGGAATTTTTTATCAGATACGCCGCCGTTAAAAAGTCGCAATCGTGAAATTTCGCCCAAGTTTTGAATTTATCCTGAAACATATCGTACTCATGCTGATAACCTAAAAAATAGCAATTAGGAGCTAAAGTCATTAAATAATTAACCTCCTCTTTCCAATCAAAATTAGGGTCATCGTAATTAGTAGTTCTATTGATTATCGTGTAAGGCTCTTCAATCAAAGAATCAGATTCCGGTAAGGTTATCCACGGTTCTTTAAATGATTTGTCAAAAGGCTTCCTAAACGCCGTAAAATATGCTTCAATCAAATTTGAATGATAACCTGCATGCTGCCTGAATAAATCTAAATTAACGGCATCTTCCGGCGGTGTAATGCCAACATAAACCTCACCGATATAATCCTGAATCCTTAAAAGTTTTGCGATAGACTCTGCACGTTGTGGATGGTAGTTGGATAGGTACATATTGCCGCCGCCCATATATTTCACAAAAGGTAGGGCAAAGATAATATCCCCGGTCGCCCCTGAATGTTTAAAGTTTATTTCTTTGTTCCCCATACTGATAAAATTGAAGCGGCAAAGCCTGTAAATAATACTTTGACAAAGATAGGAGGCACAACCCACAAAAGCAAAGCCACCCAAAAGGATAAACAAAGATTGCAGTTGAAAGGTTTACGATATAGCACCCGCCACCGCTCAGGAATGCGAAGCACATCAATAAAGTGAAAAGCAAACAGGGCAGCCGTAATAGGAATGATTAAAATCATACAATTCTTTTTAGTTTAATTGGTTTAATTTCTTTTATAAAAGTGTCAATCGAATTGGAAGGTACTTTTGTTCCGGTTACCCGGTAGTTGATATACTCCCATGCCTCTTCCAGAATGTCATTGATATTGTCCGGGCAAACGGATTCATTTATGTCGAAAACAATATCCATACTTGCAATAACGTAATTGCCTATCGCTTTACCGTTTATGGCATCCTTTACCTTTGTCCTTGCTGCTTTCATAATCTTTTGCACCTGCTTAAAAGGCATCTTGACATCTTCGCTTATTTTGGTCATGCTGCCCTTGTCTAAATACAGAGAAACCATAGCCCGCTCCACCCAGTGCAAATCAGCTTCAAGACTTGCCTCAACTCTATTCAGCATAACGTCTTTTTCCCTGTTGTATTCCTCTTCCTCAATTTCAATGTTATTACTAAATTCAGTAGTAATGGTTCTGTAAGTCCTAAAAAACTTCCCTTTCTGAAATATCATCTTTTGCACTACGCCGGTCGCAAAGTACATAAGCTGTCTATTTCCACTCAGTTCAATGATTTTGGCTTCAGGTTGATTGCAAAGTACTAAAAATAATTCAGACTTCAAATCTTCATTACCCGCCCCGGCATCGAACTTGCAAAGCATATCCGCTAACTCCCTGCTTTTAAACAGGTCAGTCAATATTTGGTTTTTGGTAGATGCAACCGAAGGATTCATCGAACTCGATATTTTTATGGTTTAAATATAAAACATTTTCTTCGCCTTTTGCAACATTAAAAACCTGATCCCTTACAACCGGGTTACTGCAATACCCAAGATTGGTTTTGTAATGTACGCCCTCAACAAGGCTTTTTGTCCTCTCCGCTGCCATAATCCAAAAAACGCAATTTCTGCATTGTTTTTCCATAAAGTGACCATTTTTGGGCTTTTTCCCGGTTTCCCGCTTTTTTTTGCCTACTTATATATATAATATATACACCCCTATTATTATATATATTTTTATTTATTTATTTTTATAAGTAAAAATAAGTAGGAAAGTAGGAAATAAGATATAACACCATTGATTATCAATGCTTTTGGTATTCCCACTTGATTTTGGAAATTGAAGTTTTGAAGTCGGAAGGTCGGAAATACCGATTTTTCCAGCCTTCAATTTTTGCCCTATTTTTCCCACTTCCCACATACTAAAAGTAATTTTCCGTAAAGTTTTGGTTATCATTTGGAACGGCTTTCTGCTGCTCTGGCCACGAAATAAATCGGTAAAAACGCCCTGAATCATTGCCCCTTTTGTAACCTTGGTCAAATTCAACCGACCTAACTTGAGCCCATTTCTTAATCCATTTTGTTAAAATATTTTGATTAATTTTGTTATTATTGCAAACTTTTTGAATATGCTCCAAAACCTTTTGTTTGGATTCGGTTATGTAAAAATCGGGATTATCTGAATAGGATTTGAACTGGGTCATATTTACGGCATTGGTAACTAATTTACCTGCAATCATTACCCGATCGTTTTTAAGTGCTTCCGGTGCAAATAAGAAAAAGTTACTTTGAAGCTGATCATCCATCCATTCAACGAAGGCTTTGTCTGTATCGTTAATAAGATTTCGGTCTATTGAATTAGAAGTCCGTACCGTAATTTTTCCACGGTCTGCAAGCATTAAATATTTTTGAGCGCAGGCAATCATAAAGTTGTCAAATCTTGACCATTCACCGGAATCCCAGTCAATAAAAAAAGCCCTGCCAAATTCATCAATAGGTTTGTAATTTGAAGTAAATCGCTTCACAACAGGGAACTCAAATTTTCTATCGTATGTACTTTCATCCATCTCACCAACAGCGTAATTTGAGGTTATAATAATCTTAGGTGAGGTTTCATAAGGGATAATTATTTTAGCCTTATTCTTTGCGTTTATTTCAATGCCTTCCGTTATTTGACTGAATAGCTTTGTGAACCTAAAAGACTTTTCAACATCATCAATAAAGATTAGGTTGGTATCCATTTGAACGGATTGCCATAAAAAAGTATCGCTAAAATTCATAGTCTTTCCGTTTATATAACTGGTCTTTCTAAATTCCTTTATAAATTTAACCAGTACCCCCTTACCGGACCGCCCCTGACTTTCCCCTTCGGATTCAGCGGATACGTCCTCCATTATTACAGTGGACTTTGAAATAAGCGGGTCTTTGTAACGGCTTAGGTTGTAGCCTATTATTTGATTAAGCTGCTCAACATCATTACCGCCCAAAATGTTTATAAACCTTTCCGCATCGCATCCGTTATAATTAGTCGGCTCATATCTTCTTTTAATAATATTATCTTCCCAAACCAAACCGTTTATTTCATTATAGAGGATTTGTTCACATGATTCATTGGTAACCTTTACGGCGCAATTAGTAAAGAAAAACCATGTTTCATTTTTGGTATCACGAACAAATTCACGGGTTAGGTTTGTTAAAAGCCCCTGCATTAACCCGCCACTTTCCTTAAATATTACCGGCACTTTCTCAATCATGTCATCAAGTATATCCGGCTCAACTTCATTCAGGAAGGCTTTTATAAGGTCGGCGGTTTCTGCTATTCGTACTTTATTGTGGATAACCTGAACCAGTTGATTATCATAAAAATAATAACCGATTGATTCGAGCCATGCCGCCAGTTCAGTATATTTTATTTTTATCCGCTTATGTTCTTTTTTCCAAAACTGACCTTCATCGGTTATGTTAATCCCTATGCCCTCTGAGGCTAATTGCTTTGAGGCATTGTGAATATTACCATCATGATAAAAGTGAGCGTAAATACCGAACGGCGTGTAACCTTTGCCGGCATCCAATTCGCTACCTGTTGAGAATAAATAAAGTACGTTACTATCTTTAAAAATGCTTCCAGAGTGGCGAGAGGTTGCATCTGGTCGCTTTACTACTACCCGATCATTCAGCTCCATTACTACCTTCCAATTCCTTTCCGTTAATTCATCCAAAATATAACGCCAATTCTTTTGAGTGTTAAAAACTTTCCATGGGCTATCTTCACGTACAATATCCTTTTTCTTTACTTCATATACCGGAGTTTGGTCGTATGATTTCATTACTGCCATTAACCAGCCCCGCTCTTCCATATCCAGTTTAGGAAGCTCGCAGGGATTGCCTTGTATATAAAAATACCCGGCGGAGGGTGCGGTTTTGATGTATTGTTTATTTGTTTCATCAATGCGCTCGATAACGGTTAGCGGGTGGGGGGAGGCTTCCACACGTGCCAGCACTGGGTCACCGCCAACCTTTTCTGCAAAGTATTCTATGTGAGCGCCGCCGGTCGGGGTGGTGCATATTACCAACTTTTGATAGAGCTCCGGCCATCCCTGTTCGATAGTGTTTAGAATCTTTTTAGTTATGCCTTTGCAGTTCTTTTCATCTATATCAATTACCTCCATGCCACGTTGTAGCATAATACCAATGTCGCAATCCCTATCAAAATAATATTCTACATTTTGCAGATTGATGGGATGCTTTACTATGTCGTTAATCTTTTTGATATTGGAGGTAGGGCGTTTCTCTCCTTTGTCGAGCGGGATAACATGATGCCCTACGCCGATAAGCTCCTTCGCCGCAACGTAGGAGGCTTTGTCTATAATTTCCCCTTGTTCAAGGTATTCGTAAATATTCATATTAATGGTTCGATTTTATTGCCTGAAATTTTATACATTACATTTTTGGATAGTTTTATATCCTTGTTAAATTCATTTTTTATTATCGCATATCTTGAAAATAATTTTCTACTTTCAATAATAATATTTGTGTTATTGCATTTAAAGGATACGGTGACTTCATGATCAAAAAATAAATTGTATTCATCGTCTGAATAAAATTTACCAATTATGTATTCCTCTTTTTTGCGGTCAAAATTATTGCAATAAAGATAACCGCCATTCATTTTTACTTTATAACATAATACGTGCGGGTTTAATATTGTACTCATAATAAATTTTTTAATTCAATTAATCTATTTACAAACGGAGTTTTAATATTAGTTTTTTGATAAATTTTTATGTAGCTCAAATGTGATTCAACAAACTTTCTGCAATCATTTACAAATGTGCATTGGTTTAGCTGTATTGATTTTGGAAGATTATTTAAATCAAAAAACAATTCGCCAGTATCTAAGTCTATTATAAAATCATTTTCTTTTATCAAATTCATAACGAGTATTTTTTAACAATTGGAGTTATCTCCTTAATAAATTTGCCATGATTTTTTTCTTTAATAAAGAATAAAACTTTTAGTTTCTTTTCTCCTTCCGGAAGGGGCTGCCGCCCACGTGGTTTCTTTTTGTCCATAAATATTTATTTTTTACAAAGATAAAAAAATATTTGGTTATTAAAAATATTCTTTTTAATATTGCATTATTATTTAATCAAACGAGCTTATTATGTATCAAATCAACAACAAACAATTAACCTTCCTCGACTCGAGATTCTACTCGATAGAAGGCGGCGGGTTCGTTCCGTCGGTAACAACAATCTTGGAGGCGTACCCAAAGGGCGCTGCCTATTTCAACTGGTTAAAAGAAAACGGCAAAGATGCCGACGAAATTAGAGATGAAGCCGGGCGGCGTGGGTCGGTCGTTCACAAACTTACTGAGGATTATGATTCCGGTAAGGAGGTTCAACTGGTGAACGCTAACGGCGGCATTGACTACAAGCTGAATGAGTGGGCAATGTTCGAGAGGTATGTCGAGTTTCGCAGACGGTTTCAATTTGTAACCGACTGCATCGAGTTAAATATTATCAGCAAAGAATTAGGCTATGCAGGCACGATTGACCGGGTTATTAAAATGGAGGGTGAAACTATTTTATTAGATATTAAAACCTCTAACGCAATTTACCCATCGTATTGGCTGCAGCTTGCAGCGTACCGCAGCCTTTTAATGAATGAGAATGGTGCAAGGGTCGATAAAGTTGCAATCCTTTGGCTAAACGCTAAAACCCGCACGGAGGGTAAAAAAGGCGACATTCAGGGTATCGGTTGGCAGTTAATAACGAAGGACGATACCGCAAAGGAACTGGAGTTATTTAACGCCACGCATCAGTTATGGCAGGCGGAGAATGCAACGAGCAAACCCAAATCATTAACCTATCAAATTAGTCACAAATTATGAGCACTTTAGAATTAACCCACGTTATCGAGTTTGATGATAAATCCGAAGAGGTTGTGTTTTATGCGGATGTACATTATGAGGATAATCTTAATCATAACGATATGCATCAAGGATACCCGGTTATTGATGGGGATATTTATTGGGATTATCATCTTTATACTGATGCGGAAAACAATGAGATTCGCAAAGAAGTAGCACGCTTACAAATTGATAAAAAAATATTAAACTAAACATTATGGAAAATTTATGGGAACGGCTCAAACCCGAGCTAAAAGCAGTTTTAATTGAAAAGTATAAGGATTTACCTAATATGTTTAACGAATTAAAGGAAATTTTAGAAAACGAAAAATATTATACTCGTGTTCCGTATTGGGCATATTCAGACCTTCGTTTTTTTACTAAAGAAGCTTTTGGGGAACTTGATATATTTTTCAATAATTATTTTTTACCGCAATAAACTTTTAACCGCACCGGGCTACGGTTACCCGGCTTAATTATGGGCTTATCCAATAAGACAGGTAGTATTACCTACATTAACATGAAACAGGGCAAATTCGCCCGCAAAAGCGCTGACAATGACATCGAGTTATTTGATGCGGTTGAGGGGTTAATTACCAGTATCGAGTTTCAAGATGATGAGTACAATGGCACCAAGTTCCGCAAGCTGAAACTTGTTTTGGAAGAGGAAGGGCAAAAGTATCTTGTTCAGGTTCGCACCGATTCCGGTTACTACCGGGGGCTTACTAATGCCATTGCGAACGCTGACATTAAGCAGCCTGTTAAACTGATTGCATCGAGTAAGGTCGGCGATAACGGCAAACCGCAAACGACTATCTTTGTTAATCAAAACGGCAAAGCGCTGAAATGGAAATGGTCAAAGGACAACCCGGGCGAATTACCTGAGTTGGAAAAGGTAAAGGTAAAGGGTCAAATGGTTTATGATAATAGTAAGCAATTAGAGTTCTTTGAAAGGTTTTGGAATGCCTTACTAACTAAGCCCGCCGCCGCTTTAGTAACCATTGATGAAGACGTTCCATTCTAAACCCAAAAATCATTCCCCCCTGTTAATATTTATTTAAAAGGTTATTGATGAATAAATGTTAAAGTGGGCAGGGGGGATATTTTTTTAATTACTTATGCTCAATCCTGAATCAATAGTTTACAACGCCGACTGCATGGATATTATGAAAGGGTATCCTGATAAATATTTTGATTTGGCAGTGGTCGATCCGCCGTATGGGATAGATGCTGATATAAAAAACAACGGAAAAAATAGTGATAGGCACGAAAAAACTGCTTTGGCTAAAATCAATACCTATAAAAAAACTAATTGGGATAATGAAACGCCAAACAAAGATTATTTTAATGAACTAAAAAGAGTATCTAAAAAACAAATTATTTGGGGTGCAAACTTTTTTGGATTGATTGGAGGTATGCTTTACTGGCACAAAAACGTAACAATGCCAACTTACAGCACTGGAGAACTTGCTTGGTTAAGTTGGTTGCAAAAAATAGACTTTGTAAATATTACTTGGCACGGAATGTTACAGCAAAATATGAAAAACAAAGAAATAAGAATACACCCAACGCAAAAGCCCATCGCCCTTTACGATTGGATTTTCAAAAACTACGCTAAGCCAACGGATAAAATACTGGATACACACTTAGGCAGCGGATCGAGCCGTATAGCGGCTTACAAATCGGGTTTATCATTTGTAGGTATAGAATTAGATAGAGATTATTTTGAGGCTCAGGAAAAGCGCTTTAATACATTTAAAAGCCAATTAAGATTATTTTAATGCAACCCCGCCCCTACCAAATAGACATCAGCAACCGAGCCGCAAACATTATACGCAAACACGGATTAGTTTACTTAGCGATGCAGGTTCGCACGGGTAAGACCGTCACGGCGTTATTAACCGCTGAAAAGGTGGGGGCGGAGGTTATTCTATTCCTGACTAAGAAAAAAGTAATTAGCGGCATATTGGATGACCATAAGCAGTTAGGATTGAAGGCGGATATTATCGTAACAAACTATGAGAATATCCACCACGTAAAGCAGCCTTTTGATATTGTGATTTGCGACGAAGCGCACGGGTTGGGGCAATATCCGAAGCCAGCGCAAAGGGTTAAAAAGCTGAAAGAACTATGCAAGGGCAAACCGATTATCTATTTGAGCGGCACGCCAACGCCTGAAAGCTACTCCCAGATATTTCACCAGTTTTATATTAGCTCATTCAGTCCGTTCAAAGATTATATTAACTTCTACAAATGGGCAAAGGATTATGTGGATATACGATTAAAGTATTTCAAAGGTTTAAAAGTAAACGATTACTCAAACGCAAACCAAACAAAAATCAAACAAATGACAGATCATTTAATTATCCCTTTCACCCAGCAGGAGGCGGGGTTTAGGGCGCAGGTTGATGAAATAACGATTGGCATAAAGATGCAAGGGGCAACCTATTACTTAGCGGATAAATTGAAACGGGAGCGGATTTATACCGG